TCTCCTATTAGTGTGCTTCTTGATGTTATCGCTTTGACTCCTTTAGGCCCTCGCTTGGGTCTAACATAAATAGATTAAGTTGTTATATAAACATTGATTAAGAAGATATATATTAAATCTTGTTTATTGCTTTCTGCACAATCTGCATAACTTTCTGTTCATTTCTAAATTTACTGTTTTGGAAATGCTTTCGGGCATGGAATTTTGAAGTTCCATACTCTAAAAATGGGCCATAGGGAACCTCGGTAAAAACAATTGCTTCTCCTGTTGAAAATGAAACATCAACGCTATTTAAGAAATGTCCGGTATCTACACTCTTTAATTCTGGTCGTTCTCCTGCAATAGATAATTTAACCTCCCCCTGCATAAAGATCGCTGCATTCGTAATTCCCTTTTGTTCTTCTACAGTAACTTTTTGCTCCTTACGCCGCGCAAATCGTTTAGCTTCCTTCAATCCAACAACATCTATTTTAATCATAATGTGCTGCCAGTTAGTCTACGAATGTACTGCTTTGTGTAAATTGGTGTAGAATGTACAGACCAACCAATGCCTCCGTCTGGAATTGTTGTATATAAATCTCCAGTAGGGCTTCCAATCATTACATCTGTCTTAAATATGCTACCATTGAAGGTCACAGAGCCATTGACGTATAGTTTCTTATCTCCATCTATTAACTTACCTTGTTGAACCAAAACGCTCTCTTTTGAGCCCTCTGTGGTGTCTAGGGGTTGGATTATTCCACTTACCCATTTGGCCGCGTTAGTTGGATTTGTGCCCACAATTGACCCAATACCCCCCCCAAAGCCATAGTAAGAACCTGCTGTGAGTGTTGAATCCCCACCAGACCTCTCAAACCTCTCCAGGAACCCCCCCACAAATGAAGTAAGGGTATATACTTGGGATCCATTGTTAAACCAAAGCACCGCTGTTCCCGAGGAATTTACATAGAGACTTTTGCCACCGTATGTCCCACTTTCAATATAAGAACCAGTTAAATTTGGACCAAAATTGGCCCCTGAGCCTGCTAAAATAACCGCAGGAATCTCTGCCAGGGTAACTTCATCATCCCAAACAGACCCCGCAGTGGACTCATAGTACCTAATCCTAGCTGTCTCACTAGCTTGATCTAATAAATAAGTAAATCCCTTATTAAGGATTGTAGAAGTTGTCATTTAACTTAATGACCTTGCGAATTGGATCTTCCGACCAAGACTTTTCAGAGCCATCATATACATATCTCTGTATGATGTTGTTATTCCTTGGCCCAGAGAACTAAGGGCTTTAAACGCATCTGCTTCTTGGGTTGAATCGCTATCACTAACACTCAACTCGCCTAATTTAACATCTTGTCCTGCCGTTATGCCACCACCAACATTTGCCGTACCCGAGGCACTAAATGTTGCAGCCCACATAAAAGAAGAATCTAAAGCATTTGCTATCGAGAGATTTTTAATTGCACTTTGGTATCTTTCATCAATAGAATTAGAACCAATATTGTTTCCAGTATAATTCTGTACGTCGATTCGTGCGCAATCAACTGTTTCAACTAAGTTACCACTAACACCAACCGGTAGGACAAAGTTTTCCGCTATATGGGTTGCTATCAACCCAATAGTATTAAGCGACATCAGTTAACCCCCGACGTCAATAAAAGACCATCATTTGTGCATCTAAGAGGAATAACCTGCAAACCACTAACGCCACAGAGCAAACTATATGCTACTGCGTGGCTTCCAGTGAATTGCCCTGTTACTGTCCCGGATGTAAAAGACTCTAGTCTAAGTTCAGCTACCATTTAAACCTCCTAGTTTATTTAAGAAATAGATCCAAGATGAACCCATGAACTTCCTCCTTGTGCTAATCCCATGTAAAATTCCGTATTAACTACGTCTAGAACGACGGAGCTTCCTACATTATCTGTAAGAATGTTTTGCGGAGATTCACGGTGTAGCATAATTCCAGCTTCAGCTAGTCCAGACGTTCCTACGCCCTTTCCCATTCCATCAACTGTGCCTATGAGGCTTCCTGCTTGTGTTACCATTTGTTTTTTTCCTTAGTTTAATTTACCATTTCTGGCGTGCCCGAAGGCGGGAGTTTTGTTTTCAGCGGAAGTCCCGAACCGCATGGAATTATTAGTTAAACTTGCGTTTAAGCTGTAGTAATCTTAGAGATTGCTTTGGTCCTTAGAGCTTGAACATCGATTCTTTGTGTCAAAACTGCGCCTTCCATATCATACGTTGGTAATGTTAAACTTTCCATAGTAACATCTCTACTTATAGCGATTCCATAAGCCTGAGATCTATCGAAAACATAAGCATACTTTTTGTATGTGCCTGGTGTAGGTGAAGCCTTGTCAGAAAATAATGCGATGCTTAAACCGAATAAAGTTCCTTTAAAGCCCCTGCTCAACATTTCCGTATCACCAGCCTTATCAGCTTCAACGAATGTATCGATATTTCTCAAGTCCTGTAAGAACTCGTAACCGATAACCATGTCAGTAGGCGAATAATCGTTAGATTCAACGTTGTTCATTGCTTCAGTGATGTTTGCGATTGTAGCCGCTGCACCCCCTGCAACCGTAGCGTCTGCTGTATCAAGTGCTGTAAGAACCAACTTTTGTTCGTTCTCTGCAAATCTTTTACCAGCTGTTCTAAGGTTCCTTTGAACCAACTCAACTTGAGAATCTTCGACCATCTCTCTAGTGATTCGTATAGCTACTCCATACTTTTTAGGTGTGTAAGTAACAGTACTAAAATCAATATTATCTAATGGTACTTCAGCTCCTTCTCCTACTTGTCGAACACTCATCGTGTCTGGAGTTTCCAAATTCACTGTAAAGGACGAACCTTTAATCTGTGATGGTCCCCAAACTTGTGCAGCCATTTCTCGAGGTATTAAGTTTTTCTCAACTGCCTCAATCACTGTAGGCATTATTAACTTTGGAATCAATAATGTACCTGCAGTTCCATCAGCTGTACTGATGTACTCGTTGATCTTGTTTAATTTTGCCATTTTATAAGTTCAAAGAAACAAGAGCAAAGTTTGCTGTTCCACTTGCAGATGTAGTAATTGCTCGTCCGATAGTTGTATCTTGTACAACTGTAACTGCTGTTGATCCTGGAGCTGTCCAATTAAGAACATTACCAGATGCATTGTGTTTAACCAATGCTCCACCAGATACGACACCCGCACATCTCATAAGATAAGCTCCCCTAGTTGCAACTGTTACGAGTTCGTTAGAACCAGCATTGTTTAGAGCAATACCGTTACATAACTTTGCATCTTGAGCACCTAATACCTTAATGTCTCCAGCTACATAGCTAGAAACTTGAGATCCTACATCTCCTGTAGCGCCTGAAGTATTAACCAAAAAACCACCAGAAATTGTTTCTAGAGCTTTTGCTGTAAAGGTCCTTGGGTTTCCCCCGTCTAAGATAACTTGTGCCCCTAATGTATTTGTGCTTTGTGAGTCACTTACCATTTTAAGCTGTTAATCTTTGGCTGTAGTTCTTTCGTTCTACTGTAAAGGATCTATGCCCAGCTACAATATTGTATGCTGAACTTTCTTCAACCTCTTCGTCTTCCTCCTCTTCGTCTTCCACAGCTTCTTCTTTCGATTCTTCTGCAGGTTCTTCTTTGGATTCTGCTTCAACTGGAGCCTCGTCTGCGTCTGCTTCTTTAACTGCTAGAACTATAGCCTCAGCAATCATTGCTTTAACTTTTTCTTCAGTTACTTCTTCTTTCGCTTCCTCTGCTACTTCCTCGGCTTCGACTTCTGCTACTTGGGCCCCTTCAACAGGTGCTTCAACAGCTTCTTCTTGAGGTTGGGTCTTTTCTTCTTCTGCCATTTCATTTTTGTCCTCCCTTATAATACTGTTAAGTTTCTCGTTAGAATGTGATTTGAATCCGTTGTATGCATTGTTAAGTGCTACAGCGAATGTTGCTGCCGAATCTGCTGGAACCGCAACTAGACTTAATTCCTTAAATGTGATGTTATATGAGATAATGTTTCCATCTTCGCCTTCTTCAATATCTGCGGGGTTAACGTGCGCACCAACACTTACAGAGTTAATTAAACCATCTTGTATCATCTGCTTCATACGCGCATCTTTTACAATTGCTTTGAATGGAATACTTTTTGACATCTCATCAAAGTGTGCGCCAGTTACTCGGCCAACAATGTTGTCTACCCTGTTTTCATGATCTTTTAATAAAGGTACATTGATTAGTGTGCTTGCTGACTTAGATAATTCTTCTGCAATAAATGTGTGTCCGTTAGAGGTAGTTGTTTCTGTGATCGCCACGCCCTTAATGGTAAAATTACCGTCGACGTTTGCGCTTTCACAAATAGGCACGAAGTATTCTAGTAGTAGTCCACTTGATTCTTTTTTTAATTCTTTTACTGCCATGATGTAACCTACATAAGTAAATTACTTACTTTCCTATTTAAACATTGATTTGGTAGATATATATTAAGAAGTTCGGAGAATTATGGAGATATTTTCGCCCCTTAGACCACTTACTATAATTTCTAGTGGTTCGTTTAATAAGAATTTATCAAATTGATATTGGTGTTGTAGGTTTCTTTCGGGTGCTATCTGGTGTGCTCGTGGGGCCAGATATTCAGTTCCACTAAATTCTCTTGCGTGTAAAACTAAATAACCCATTGAACTTCTAATAATCACATCACACCTAGATGCTGAATCAATTATAACTCCTTCTAAAAAACCTTTAACTACCTCTGTTGTAAATGACTCTTGGTTCTCGGCTAAAACAAAATCTATTTTGAGGTCGGACATTCTACCCTCCTTAATATTCTCCTTCTACGAGTGGTCTGCGCATTATCTCCTACTTCGTTTAATTGGCCTAACTTGGCCTTACCAACATCTTCGCCTTGCAGTTCGTTAGATAGCCCTGCGAACATTTGTTGTGACCTTGAGTTAACGGTCCCGGAACCTGTAAAGTCTGACCAATTACCTATAACTGGAACGGTCTCTTGTGCTACCGCCGTATCTCCATCCATAAAGTATTGTAAGTCCCCACTATTTGGTTGAAACACTACCCGCTATCTAGTAACTGGATCGGTGTATATCATTCTTCTAAAATCATCTCCTGTTTTAATCTTTCTTGTTTTTCACAAAAATTGGCCATACATTGTCCACATAGCCATAGCCCATTAAGTAATGTTAACGCTGGAAGTTCCTTACATTTAGCACAGATTGGCCTATTAGAATCCGTTATTTGAACCATTAGTCCACCAACCCGACAATTGTTGACCTACAATTAACGTGCATTGGGGGCATATTAGTCCCCGGTTGTCCGTCTGCTACATCAAACACTTGTCCATTTAGACTCATACATATCTCAGAAGTTCTATCATCGATTGCTGCGAGGTATCTATATTGTTTAATGTCATTTGATTTGTATAAATCTTTAAGCCCCTGGTTAGCTAATCTTACCGTTTCTGTTCTGGCAATTACTAAGGGTCTTGCACTTGCAGCCAGAGTAACCTGTGGCACGCCTTCTTCGTTTAGCTTTATTCTATCCTTTAGATCTATTGAGTTCTCGATGTTCCTTTGTATCTCTCTAATAGTCTGATTCTTTCTGAATCCATTTTTTAATATGATCCTTAGCTTCTCTATATCTTTGTGAGGCAATAGGCCCAAACTTACCTCATTTAAGTTATTGGCAGTAAGTTCTGTAAACTTCCAAGTCTTTAATGTTTGGAGGATCTTAATCAAATAGTCTGAATAGTTAAACCCGGCTATCTCTGTAATGTTAACATACTCTTGTAGGGTCATATCTTGTGCTTGTGCTTCTGTTAATTGGCAATCGCACTTCTCATCACAGACATGCTCCTTAACTTCTACTTGCGCGGATTGGTTTGCCGTTGGTTTTGCCCCTGGAACTTCGGGT